CGTCTTAGCTTACCACCTGCTCTACCGAATCTTTCTTCTTTAGCTAACTCATCGGCAAGCATGAATCCTTTAAGTTGAAACGTGTCATCTCCTTTCTTAACCATCAAAGCAAATAACTCTATGCCAGATGTATGCTTTGATGTAGACAATAACATACCCTTCTCATGGGTGGTAGCTTTCACATCAATACTAATACCATCTACTGTAAGATCACCATCGTCAGTACCTTTAGCTTTTGACTTAGGTTCTAAGACTAAGAAATCTCTAGGATAGATATCACACATCTTAGCAAACGCTAACTCTGCTTCTGCTCCTAGAGTATCTATCTTGTGTGTGTCAGCTACAGCACTATCGTATACTCCTGCTCCTCTGTTCTGTCTGTTACGAGACTTACCTATAAAATCGCTAACTCTTAATTCTGTAAGGTTAAGAGTTACTAGTGAGTCTCTGACCAGTTGTGGCCGATCTTGTACTCGCTGTCCAATGGGCATTTGATTTTTAATTTCCTTTCTGTTTCTTTCATTGCCTGTTTAGTTAACTCTCCAAATATTTTAGCATGAGGTTTAAATACTTCATGCTGATACTCATCGTGAATAGAAGCAATTAGTTTAGAATTAAGTTTCTTGTTACGAGATAGTATATCTATATCTACTAACCACTGCTTACAAATAACAGCACCTGCTCCTTGTATGAGTAGGTTAACTGCTGCATGTTGGTTACGTACTTTTAAATGTCTACCATCAAGACCGAGAAGGTAACCTCTCTGGCTTGCCTTGTCAACTCTTTCCCTTAGTACTGCTAATGCTGGTACGTTAGATAAGAACCTATCTATAAGACGTTGACCATCCTGTGCAGTACCACCCACTACGCTACCTATCTTAGCTGCACCTGCTCCAAAAATAAATGCATAGATGAATGTCTTGGCTTGATCACGTGTATCAAGACCTGCTGCCTTTTGATTTGCTGTATGGATGTCACCATCTACTACTTCACTGGTGAACTTAGGATCATTTAGATAGTGTGCTAATGCCCGTAACTCAAGCGAAGAAGCATCACAACCAACAAGAATATTAGTTGTATCTCCAACGGTCCAACACTCTCTGCACTCTTTGCCGTAGGGAGAGTAGCTTGCAGGAACCTGTGCCATGTTAGGCGAATGATGTGCCATACGTCCAGAGATTGCACGTAATGTAAGAACTTGTCCATGTACTTTTCCATCAGAATGAACCGCCGCTATCCAAGATTTAACTTGGGCGATACGTTTCTTTAGTGTTAGATATTCTGCAATCATCTGTGCTTCTGGAATGTCTACTCCGCGAAGCACAGATTCATCTACGATTGCATGTCCTTTTTCTGTAAACTTATTAGGTTGCCAACCACACTTAGTTAATCGACTAACGATCTGCTGACGGGAGGCAAGATTAAATGTTTGGTAGTCAATAGATGTGTGCGGTCCTCCAACTGTTGTCGGGTCTTGTATATGCCGCAGACCCACAACAGAAAGACTGCCATCTTTTTTGTAACGAGGTGTAATTTCTTTAACCGCCACAGGAATAGAAACAAATCTTGTTTGAACTTCTCTTTGTAGTTCATCCGACTTGTCCTGTAGCCGTGCGATAAGACCAGTTGCTTTCTGTAAATCAAGGGTAAACCCATTCCTTTCTTGCTTACTGACTAACGATCTAATCTTATATTCAAGATCAATAGATCGTCTGCCAATATCTTTTATGTCTTGTTGTAAGTTAATCCATACCCGTTCAGTTATGTCCACATCTCTTTTACAATATGTGATCATCTCATCGGACAGGTGATCGAAGTCTTTAAAGTTTATCTTATGATAATCAAATCTGTTACCCCATGACTGAAGAGAATGTCCATCTTCACGTACTGGATCAGTCAACTGGGATAAGATCAACGTGTCTTCTACGTGTGACAGTTTGATCTTTGTCCCAGTTAATCTGTTCAGTACTGGAGCATCAAACGATATTCCATTATGCATTATAAACTTGTTTACTCTCTTAGCAAATAGAGGAAAGTAATTATAACATTCTTTTTCTTTCCAAACATGGTACTTTCCTGACTCTCTTTCTTTTGCCACAATGCAATGGATAACTGTAGCATCTAAGCTATCAGTTTCTATGTCCAGAACTACATCCATTTATAACTCCAAATCGTTATCCTCTTCCTCATTACTACCTAAACTATCTACCTCTGTCAAGCGTCCTGTGTCGTTGTTAAAGAACAGATGACATGCTGCACCAGTGTCACCACTGTACCTATTCTTTAACACTCTAATGGTGGTAGTGTTAGCAACATTAGGATCATCAGATTGCTGGTCGCGTTCCATGGCTACCACTCCGTCTGACAGTTGCGCTATGCTTTGACTACCCCTAAGATGAGCGAGACTAACTTCCTTACCGTCTTCATGTCCCTTGTCTGCACCTGTCCTACGTAAGTGAGACACAAGCAGCAACGCTACGTTAGTTTCTTCTACAATAGATCGTAGCTTAGTCATCAGGTTGTCAATGTTCCTACGCTCATCGTCACCTTCCAAGCCTGACACAAGGATAGATAGGTGATCAAGGAATATCCACTTACAGTCCAGTGCTTTGATCATGTACCTGATACGTGCAAGTATCTCATCAGTCTTCATGCTACCAAAGTGGTCGAAGGCATAGAACCTACGTGTACCTACCGTAGCCTCTTGCCACTTCTCCAAGTCACCACGACTAAACTGTTCGCGTACTTCTCTGATGTACAGCCTAGCGTTAGCTTCTACTGACATGAGGTGGAAGATAGTTGAACGTACATTTTCTTCCAAAGAGATGACACCAATGTTCTCATCTGTATTCATAAGTACATGGTGTTGTAACTCTCTGATAACACTGGACTTACCCGTACCAGTACCGGCAGTGAAGGTTACTAACTCACCTGTACGTATGCCGTACAGCTTATCGTTCATGCCTTGCCAAGGATACGGACAGGTCTTGTAGTTACCTTCATCGTATAGTGCATCACCCATGTCAGCGAGATTAAGAATACCTGCTGGTGTGTACATCTTAGCGTTCCACCATGCACGGGTAAAGTCTTCTCGCTTACCGTTAAGAAGATAGTCACATGAATCTTTGTAATCAGGAAGGTTAACGATCTTACATTGGTCTGGTTCAAACAAAGAAGCTACCTGCTTGGCAGCTTTCTTACCTGCATCATCTGAATCAAAACACAGAACAATATTGTCATACTTAGATAAGTATTCTAAGTTATCTTTACAGTTACGCAATGCAGATGATGCACCATCCTTTATAGAAAGGACCGGCCACTTACTACCTAGCATCTCATATGCAGCGAGGGCATCCAGTTCACCTTCACATATGGTGACATACTTACCTCCACCAGTAAACAGATGCTGACCAAACAGTGTGCCGTTAGCTACACTACCAGTAGCATGAATGTTCTTTGGTAGTGTACGAACCTTATCACCTACATGATTGCCATCATTGTCATAGTAAGGATAAAGATGTTGTATAATTTTATTAGAGTTATCTCTAACAGTACGAACATTATATTTTCTACACGTAGCTTCAGCTAACTTTCTATCTGGTATATCAGTAATCTTTCCTTGAGGGGTAGTCATAGGCTTAACTGAGTTGTGTTGTACCTGCTGCATATCATTTCCTTCTGATTTAAAATAAGTACTACAAGAGAAACACCAAGCATGTCCATCTGAATACGTTACACAAGCATCACTAGACTCACATGCAGAGCATGGACCTTTCTTAACAACTGTAGTTTCTATCGTCTGTTGCATAGTCATAATTTCTCTACCATCTTAAAGTAAGTGCGAGGTTTACTATCCACTGAAAAATATTCAGATGCTTTAGTACATATAGATTTTTTAATGTTATATTTTAGATGAGAGACTAGTAGCTTTATACTATCCATACTATCTTTAGCATCTGCTACATCTTCATGTTCTTCTATTACATAATAGTTTCTATACTGTTTCTTTAGTATCTGATACATAACTATTATCCTTATGTTTTAGTTTTCTTCGTCATCAGGCATGAGACTATTAACAAAGGTCATGTCTGCTTCTTTGATTTCATTTGTTTCTTGTTCAGCTAATCGTTTAGCTTCCTTGTGATTGTATCCTTCTTCAAGATACATTTGTTTTAGTTCACGAAAGATTGTCTTACGATCTTTCTCCCATAGGTTCTTCATTTTCCTTGTCCTCTATACCTCTTCCAGTTTTTCTTTTTATGTTTGTTCTTAGGGTTAGTGTTATTAGAATGACCAATGCTAGTTTGTTGGTGTTTGTTTAGTACTACTTTCTTCTGTTCTTTTTTAATTAACATCTGTTAATGCTTCCCATGATACAGGATATAAATCCTTAATGATAGTGTTCCATTGATCTGCTAGTACTTGTATCTCTTTCTGTGCATGCTTGTCAATACGTAACTTGTATGCTCTTGCAAAGGCAGACAGCGACCCTGTTACATAGTAGCTGGTGAACATGGACTGAGGCAGTACCATACGTGCCTGTTCAGGACACACACCTTTACTCAATAGCTGTTGGTATGTCCACTTACATTTCTGTATAGCATGGTGGTAGTCATCAACCATAGCTGACCTTGGGTTAATATCTACTACCTCTTCACTGCTACCTTGCTTGGCATTGTCTGCTTTACTTCTCCATTCATCAGGAAAATAAAACTCTGGCATGTCATCAACGTACCTTCTACTTATTTCGTTGTAACTAAATCCTATTGTATGTTTGAACCTCTGTCTTGCAACAAAGATAGGAATAGTTTCACGTAGTGTTATCATGCAGTGAGTGAATGGTGTGAAGTGGTTATGTTTTGCAAGATAACGTAGCAATGCACAGTCCTTACTTGATAACTCTCTACGTACATTATGGTTTACTTCCCAATCACTTTCTTTATCGAACGATACACGTGCTGCATTAACAACAGTTAAGTCTGTACCTAAACAAGATATAAGTTCAGCTTTCATTTAGTTTTCTTTCTGATAGTTGTTCAAGTTCAGCCTCTGTCACAGATAGTTTTCCTTTTAGATAGTTTACTTGTTCAATTAATTCTTTTACCTTTTTGTATTCTGTATACAACTGTTTGTTAAGTTCTGATATCTCTTTCTTTGCTAGATTAAGTTCAGTCATGGTGTTAACTCTTTTATAATTATATTTCTTACAAGAGAAAGACGTTGTGCCAGATAGAATAAACTATCTTCCTGTTGTGAATTTAAAGGACGTATATCATTTGTCATATCTATTGTTTCATTCAAGTCACTAACTAACTTAGGAATTACACCCGTCTTGTAGTCTGACATCCTTTCGTCCTCACTATTAATTAATCCTGATAGGTAGATACGTACTCTACTAGGATCAAGATGTGTTAGTTCACCATTGGATAATTCTTTAACAAACTTTTTTATATCTTCCAGTAACATTACTTAAAGTCAACTCCAAAGTCATCTGTAAATCCTGTGTCTTTAAACTCTACGGTGTTTTCTTTTCTAAATGAAGTCGCATAGTTTATAAGACAATCTAACTCAAACACTAAGTCTGATTTAAGTTCATTAGTATTTAGTATAGAACCTAGAAGATGATCCTTTACTAAATCTTCTAATGCTACTTTAAATAAGTTCCTTACACCGTGATAGTCTTCATCGTTATACACTGCTACATAAAGACCATCGTTATGTATTTCAAGTTGAACACGTGCAACTTCACTAGGTAGTTTCTTTTCAATCATCTATCATTACCTTCCTATAAGTTAGAGACGAATCTATTACATTGGTGTAACAGACCCGTCTCTATACAACTAATGAATGTGTGTCATGTAACTAGGTAGTTCTTCGTAGTCTTCATCCCAATCTACCAAGCCATTTAAGAAATCATTTATGTCTTCAATATCAACAGCTTCCAAGTATTCTTGGTTAACCACATCCATAAGATAAGCGCGCATGTGATTAGGAATTTCTGTATGACAAGAATAATCGTAATGTCTTTCACTCATTATACTAATCCTTTAGTTGTGTCTAGTTATGCTGCCTCAAGAAAGTCTTCAAAGGTCTTAGACTTTAACCATCCATTGACTGTCTGTTGACGCTTGAATAGTGTACCATTATCACCAGCACTAGTCAAGCCAAACCGTTCGTCATCATGTGAGGCGAAGTGTGTCATAGCCGAGACAAGAGAGAACACATTGTTACCTCGTTCTTGTACCTCGTCAGTGTACTGTGCAAACAACCTGTCAGCTAGACCATTAGCCTTCTTAGGTTTATCTTCTAGATTGATAGAAGGGTTAACTAACTTCTTGAATAGTTCCTTAATCTTTACACTGTTAGTTAGTTGTGTATCTGCCCACACTTGGTACTGCTGTACTGACTGCATGTGCGTCAACAAACTCTGATCGAATGCACGTAGGAATCCATCGATAGTAAAGTTCTTTGTGTGTCTTGCACGTGCTACATCAAATGTCCCATTGATCTGTCCGTTAGTACAAAAGAAATCTATGTCTCCACTGTACATCAACGCACTGCTACTACCATCGTGACTGTTCTTCATAATATATCGAAGACCAATCTCTGTCTTGTGTCCCGTCCTTGTCTCGACAGGCTTGGCTATCTTGGGTAGGATGTACTCGGCAAAGCACACTGCTCCACCCTTTAATACATGATCCTTGATTTGGATGTCCTCTAATACTTGAGGATCAAAGTGATTAACCATCTGTTCTTGTAAAGGCATGAACAGTTCTTTGTTTTCTACTACTCTATAGTTGTTGTTAACTACAGACAGATACGTTTCATCTGCCAACGATGCGCCTTCGCCAATTGGTGCGCGGGTCAACATCTTTTTATTGGACGCTAAACTCTGGGTAAAGTTTCCTATTACACCCTGCTCAAAGATAGAGAAAAAGATTTCACGGTCATTGGTAGTAGTAAGTTGGTCTAACATTTTAATCTTCCTTGTTGTCGTTCATGTCATCAAGTATTTGTTTCTGAGTGAAGCCAAGCCTCACCATTTCTTCAATGTATTCTTCAGTACCTATAGCACCATAAGCATATAAGGTATTGATCTTGTTTACTTTTCTCTGCCAGAAGTCTTCAACTGGCACGATATTATCTTCTGTTTTCTTTGTCATTCTACAAGTCATTCACCCTTCATCTTAAATATAATATCTTTCGTCTTATCTTTATTATATCTTTCTATTGTTATACTATAATTCGTTCCTATCACTGATCGTATACCATTACATACCCAAGCATACAAATTAAAATTCTCTATTTTGTATGGATGTACAGTGTAGTACTCATCTGCATAAGCCTTACTAATAATTCTTTTGTACCATACACCATCCTCTGTCAGTAGCTGCATGATCTTTCCAATACATTCAAACGATTCATTACACTAGTGTAATCTATAAGATGATCATCGTCATCAAGTTTTTCTTTGATGTCTTGGATTTGTTGGTGTTGTACCACACTGGATGTAGCACCACCAGCTACAATCAGTGGTGTAATACATCCAGTTAATAACAGCGACAAGAGAACACACATGCTAATTTTCATCGTAGCTTCCTCCATACTTTGCTTCCCATTCGTCACAGTATTCTAAGTACTTTGCTTTGCATGTCATTGGATCAAAAAACCATTTAGGTAGGCGTTCATACCTACGTTCGTACTCATCTGCCCACTCGTACTTTGTCATCATCGTTTAAGTTTCCTCATATAATAACTGCATAGCATAAGTATCATACCATACAATAGAATGCAAACTGAAAGCCAGTGTTCTTGTACTGACTCGTTGTGGTATGTACCGTCAATACCTGCGACAGCACACACCACACCAAGAATTAACATAAAGGTAGGCATACTAAACTAGTATGTCAATCTTACTACCACCATACAAGGTAGCAATCACTTCCCTTTCTCCATCCTCATCCATCACTTCAACAGAGACGGTAACGAACTGTCCTCCTTCATGCGAGGTGGAAGGAATTATCTGTTCCACAAGTCTCACTGTTGATACGTTATGTACTGGTACTTGTCCGATACGAATACTCATGTCTCTTACCCTTTCTTTTTCTTTTCAATGCGGAATATTTCTTTTTTGTAGTCACTCACTTGATGTAGAATATTAAATTTATGTCTTGATCTTTTCAAGTTGGAAAGGAATTTTTCAAAGTCAAAGGTGCTATTCTCTAACGCTTCAAGCAATGCACCATGCAACTGTTGCTTTCCTGCTATATTATGTTCAAAGGTAGGATTAGTTGCACACTTCTGCATCCTTCTAATCTTTAACAGTCTGTCTCTAATATGTTCTTGATTAAAAGAATTATAAAGCAACGTCCCATCTTTAAAGTTAAATGATCCAGACTTATAGTTTGATTTCATATTAAAGATAGCTATCATAATACTATGCGTCACATTATTTTCTTTCTTTAACTTGTTGTATGTATTATATACTTCCTTAGTTTCTTCTTGTTGTGACCAGTAATTAGAAAAGTCTTTCAACCCCCAGTTACGTTGATGAGTGTTCATGTTTATTAGATTAAGATCATTAGGTTTATTGTCCACCATTATAGTGTAGGGTATACCTAATGATGTAGCAGCCTTAACCCTATGTTGTCCATCTACAACAGTAAGTTCATTGTCTTCTTCTCTTACTACAATAGGACGTAAGTGTAGTATGTTATTATCTTGAATTGATTTCTTTAATCTTGAAACATTGATGTCGTTAACTTCTCTGTTTCCTTTTACCTTTCCAAGAGAATGATACAAGTCGTCACTTGGTGTTACTTCATATATTTCAGCGATTACTTTTAACTTGTTAGTCTTCTTCTTAAAGAAATTTAACATATCACTTAACCTTTTGTAAGAGAATCCCAGTACATCTCGGCAACCATTTGCATTTCCTCGTTATACAAATGATGCCAAGGCTTATGGTCAAAGTATGGATCGTCGATTGACTCATACCATACTTTTATTTGATCATGGACGTCGTGTTCCATATCAGTCATCATGTAGCATCTCCTTTCACTTACATTGTAATTGAAACTAGCGTGGTGTATTGCCGCTCATCTTTTGGCAGAAAGTATTCGTAACAGTGTTGGTATTGATAGCGAGCAATCCATCCAGCTTGCCCGTCATCTTGCTAATGTGTACGCCTTTACGCTTGGCATGACTCACCATAACAGGCTTGCCGGGATTAACAGTCTTGCGTTTCTTGTCACCGTACAAGTCTGATTTCTTTACAGCTTCCACAATGATGGGAATAGTACCCGGCGTGTAACACAACAGACAGTCCTTGCATTGTTGGCCGGTACAATTCTGTTGTTCTTTAAAGTTATCTTCCGACACTCCATTGAATGACTTGTCAAAGTATGGTGGTAGTTTATCTACGATAGTATCCACTATAGGATTACTATAGATCAGGATCATGTTGCATGGCTTGTCATGCTTTGCAAAGTATTTCTTTACGAAGTCCTTGCGCTTCGTCCATAGCGACACAGTAGTCCTTGGGTTAGCCTGTGCTATCTGCACAAAATTGTGCAAGTGTTGCATGTTAATTAGTTCACCGTGGCCGTGCAGTCGAATGACTGACACAAGTGGAAGGATACAATCCTCTGGCGATAAGACTGTCTCGCTTAACAAATCGCTATTGTATTGCAATGCTGGTTGCATGTTCTTCCTATATGTAGAAAGCATGTAATCAGAATAACAAACGGTACATATTACTTTCTTCGTCATC